GTCTAAAGCAGCTATTAATCTTTCATCTATGTTCGGAAAATAAGTCACTCTCCAAGGGTGTAGACCTATACAGCCTACCGATAATCGGGAATATGTACCATAGTAGAGGAGTTATTCAACTTCCCCGTAGAAGTTTATGGATTTACAAGAAAAATTAGCAACAATCCACGAATTAGTTGCGGATCAAGTTCTAGACGACTTGAAAGAAGGAGATCGCAAGGCTATATCAGCAGCAATGATGCTGTTAAAACAAAACAACGTGACTGCTGTTGCAGCAGAGGGCAGCACATTGAAAAAACTTGCTAATAAGTTGGACTTCTCAAGCATGGATGACAAAGTTATTCCGCTTAAGACCCCACCTTCAAACGTTGAACCCCTCCGAAAGCTCTCCCCGAAGTAGTTTTTTTCTTGAAACCAAACGCTATTGAGTCAATAGAACCTGTTGTCTCATCCATCCAAGCGTCTAATTCATCTTGGAAGAGTTGATCTTTTCGATGTTGTTGTTGAACTTGCTGATCCTGGGCGGCTGATTCAACAAAAAAGCCGACTGCAATAGCAAGAGCGTCAAGGCGGTCATCATGGCTTAAACAATTCCTTTCTTGTGTCAATCTTGAAGCTTGCCAAAAAAGGCTTCGTGAATATCCATGTTCAGGATCTTCATCAGTAAGACGATAATCATTTTTAATGACTCGACTATTAACAATAAGACGATGCTGCTGAATTAACGGGCCGAGTGTGTCACATAATCTTTCTTCTTTTCGGATGTTATGCCTAACTTCTTCGATAGTGCATGGATGTGTTCTTGTTAGATGGGGTTTTAACAGAGCTGAAAACATTCCATCACCCATGTTTGATTCAGCGACGACGTAATTAACATCCCATTTCTTTGCTGTTTCGGAGAGATATTGCAGAACTTCATCGGCATAACCAAGAGTTGATCCACCAGATTCAAGTAGGAATAAGTTTCCGTTTAGCTCTGCTAAAACTGCCCAAGCAAGCTCATCCTTTCCGCGACCTGCGGGATCAATCGCGAGAACACACCGCCACGATTCGGTTTTCGACACCCATCCATTTTGAAATATTGGGCGATGGTAAAACCTATCAGCTCCTAAGCCTACACAAACTAAGTCTTGCAATCTCATATCAGGTTGGTTAGACCATATACAAGTCTCTGGCAGAGCTTTCCCATCGAGATCCATTACTAAGAGATCCCCCAACCTGATCGGATACTTGTCTAAAGTTGCTAATCGGGTATTGAGCATGAACTGAAGTTCAAAACTCGCCTTAGTCATGGATGCTTTTCTTTGAAGAATGTCCTCATGCCCAAATCTTTCTGGATCAGTCGGCTCTTCCACGAGGCTGGTATTAGAGATGACCTCATGTTCAATCGTCGGATCGAGGCTGCCCTCGTAGCAATCGAACTCCTTCGGATAGAGCGCAGGCCAGTAACGAGCAGAATAGTTCCGTTCTCTCACAAGCCTTAAATATATTGAAGTTTCGGTATGTGGCGTTCCTAAATATAATATTTTACGGGGCAAAAGCTGGCCCTCCTCTGGCTTTATGATACTTTGTATTTCTTCAACAGCGTGTGCAACTCTGTCTTGTTTTAGCTGTGTAATTACGTTAGCTAAAGTTTCAACGTCATCGAGAATTGCACAAGTACATCTTTGTCCAGTTGTTTGTCCCATGACACCCATAGATCGAACAGACGGAGACTGTTCAACTTGAGCTGGCCCTACATCAAAAGCAACATTAGAGAATCTATTATCTGTTCCAGGCATAAGACATTGAAGAATATCAACTTCTCCAATACAACGAAGCATAAAAGACGAAAAGTCAGTTGATTTAACTGCTGTAGCAGAGACAATCAGAATCTTTTCATTTGGATCTACTCTTAATCTCCATAAAGCATAAAAAGACGCAAGAATAGACTTACCTAATCCACGAAAAGCTACTGTAAGACTACGATCTGGCCCATTTTGCATCCAATTACAGACAGAAATCTGCTGCTTAGTTGGGGCATCAGCTAACCCCAACTCTCTAAGCAAATAACAAGTGAAATTAGGGAAGCTATCTCTTAATTGAGGAGGTAACGGTTCCCATAAACTTTTCACTCTTCTGTCTCTTCAGTTGTTTCAACTGTAGCTGTTGGTCTTGCTGGAAGAGCTAATAGCTGTTCTTGCATCTCTTCGTCCACGTAAACATTAGACGTATCAGCCTTTTTTAAAGTCTCAGGCTTGACACAGCAAGCACCTTCAAGACCTAACTCCATTCTTTGATTGTTGGTGAGGTAAGGCATAGTCCTTTTTTAACTTCTTTTATTCTGACGTAACTATGGCTAGATACAACAAAACCCCCGACTGGTGGCGAGGGTTCTGAAGCTATCCAATAACCAAAATGCTAATACTTGCTAAGGGGTAAGGGACATTTTAATTCTACAAATTATTTAAGCAGATACAACAAAACCCCCTAACGGCGCGATTGGTTAGGAGGTTTTATCTAGCCCTAGCTGACCACGACCAAGCAGCAAGCATCGTAGGGATATTCTTAGTTTAGCTCACTAAATCTTCTTTCTCTAGTTCATCAGCTTTAGCTGAAAGTCCTGTATATAAACCATGTAAAGGATGGGAATGTAAATGCCTTCCATCTAAGACATACCATCTCTCCATATTCATCATCCTCTGCCGATCTTCCTCTAACCATTCTCTTTGATACATTACTTCTTCCCTTTCTTTGGTGGTCTTCCTACCTTTGATCCATAACTCCCTTTCCCTTTTGGCATAACTCTTAATTCATAAGACGACTACACAATAACTAATATCCTCTAGCTTTTCTATCCCGTTCTCTACGTTCCCGCAGATATTCACTAAATCCTTCTTGATCTGTCCTTAATCCATCCACTAATCCATACTTCGCTCTATATCCCCTCATATATTTTCCATACTCCCTCCTCTCACTACTCGTAAAATCTCTCGCCAACTCCCCTCCACTTGGATCTCTCTCAACCCCAACCCTCTCCTTCATTTCCTTCATCAGATAAGTATCCTTTCTCTTACTCATAACATTAATTTGCTTGGTCGCCTAATTAACTTACACCCACGCAGAACTAACACAACCCCTCAGAATGTTTCAATACGTAAACACGGAACATTGACTTTCAATCCGATTGCCCATATAAACAGACGGCAGGGTTTTTAACGAAACGCAACGAATATTCCCCCACTCTTACCTCGATATATAACAGCTCAGCCGTGCTATTCCCATTGGTAGCGCGGCTTTTCCATTTTGGGTCTCGCGATTAAGTAGGCTTCGTCGTCTCGCCTTATCCCCATTTCCCCCATTACCCCTATCGGATCGCCATTAAAAATTCGATCAACTGCAAAAAATTCCTTTTATTTATACTTCGATAGGGTAGGGGGTAGTGAGGGACTGGCTCGGCTGCGAATAATAAATTCGCGGCGGTTCTTTCTCCTGGTCTTATTGCTGGCCCAGCTGGAGAAGAAGACGACAGGCAAACGCACAAGTGAGAGCCCGCCGCGGTTAGCTGAAGAGCTGTAAATACTACAGAGTGTTAAGCTTTAAAGGTAAAGTCTACAGGGCCGAAGAGTAATGCCTATTGTTCAGGAGTACTTCGGTACAACCACGACCAAAAAGGTATTTAAATGGCAATTAAAAAGCAAGAGTACTTTGTTGAATCTGGCAATAGATACAACTACGACTGGAAATTAAAAGGATACTCCCAAGTTGATACCAAACAGGATGCTTGGTATTACGGCCATTGGGCAAATCCTTTTAAATTTAGATTGATTGGCTATGTCGAAGGAGATGTGAGCATTCAAACCGCACCAAATAAGGAAGAGTTTATCGACCTGATGCGGTCTACTGCCAAATGGTTCAAAGACAATGACGACGAGCTAAAGATTGACCCAATGCTCGACGAGAAGCAGGAACAAGCCTGGAAAGATTTAGGACTAGCTGATTTATTGCATTGATGGCATCCCAGAGCCCTGCGGGGCTCTCTGATGCTCTCAGCATCTACCACGACCTAAGTTTTTTTTAATGACTAAAGAACTTGTAAAAACTTATATGTTGGAGCTGGTCGCAGCTCTCAACAAAAAAACAGAGGATCAAGATCCGAGAATTAGGAGTGAATTCAGTTTTACTGAAGGTAAAAAGTATTTCAAGATTGGTACTGTTTTCCGTGGCGATCTTGAACAATTCAAAGGAAAACTCGGTTCAATTCATGCCCTAGTAGATATGACTACAGGCAATGTATACAAGCCAGCGGGAACCAATAGCCCTGCCAAAGGTATTCGATTTAATTTATTAGATCAAAAGTCAAGAGAACTTTGTCTCTCTAGGGCTGACCAATACGGCGGCTATCTATACAAAAGAGGTTAATTATGACGGTATCAAGGAGCCCTGCGGGGTTCCTCGATGCTCTCATTAGAGAGTATCTACAAACCCACGACCAAAGAGGTTTTTTATTTTGACTACTACTACACGGCCGATAATGACCACAGATAAGGAGGTTACAGGCATTGAAGCCTGTTTACCAGCTCCTATTCTTCATATTGCGGCTCAATTCGCTAGTACTGATGAAGCGAAACAATTGCTTCAATGTATCTATGCCACTAAATCAGATAAAGGTATTGAGATTGCATCCACTGATGGACATAGACTTTTTAGGTTTGTCATGCCTTTTAAAACTGCTAGTGATCTTTATAAGGTCAATAGTTCAATAGGCTTAAAATTAGACGCCAAACTATTTAAGAAAAAAGTTAACTATG